TCTTCTGGTGATGGATATTTTCTGAACCAATCCTTTATCTTATACTTCCAACGTTTGCCTTTAATAATCTCTGTAATGGCGATTATAACGGGATATTTAACGGTTGGGTTGTCATGATACTCTGTGGTTGTTACAAGCTGTTCATTACCATTAACGCCGTCAGTATCTTTCACTCCAAACATCATATTCCCTACTATAGTTTGTCCCCATCCAGTTTCTAAAGCAGATTGAGCCAATGTGAATAATGCTGGCACTCCGTCTGACTTCTCTACGTTTTTGGCGAACGGGTAGTATTTATTTTTGAATTCTTGTGGGGTCATCGTTTCCTAATTTTAGAAATTTCAACAAACTCAGCGATTGTTTTTCCTAAAAAATACAGTGATGTAAATAACATTAGAATAGACCCAATGGATCCATAAACAGAATCCCATTCGGCCATTTTAATCCATGAAAATATAAACATTACTATAAGTCCAATGCAGAATATTATTCTAAAAATAAATCCTATTATATATCTGTATTTTTTATCAATGTCGTTCAATTCCTGTGGCGTCATCTACTTAATAAATTTAAAACATGAGTAAACAATAATCATAATCCCCATAACGATACATGCTATAACTAGTCGGCGGCATGTTTTTGTTAATGATTCTTTCTCATTGGTTAGCACTGCAATCTTCTTGTCTTGATCTTTTGTTACAGTAATATATCCTGTTTGCTCGCGATCAATGGTTATAATAGAATCACGCTGAATAGTTATCGTTTTGGTAACGGTCTTAGTGATATAGATTTTGTTATTAATTTCAAATGAGTCAATTTTAACAATCTCTTCGCCTGGTATGATTATGGTTTCAACCTTCGTATTTGTAGATGGGATAACGGGGAAACTATTAATGCAGTTGCCAGCAGTAGTTGGTTTAGATGCTTGCATTGCCTGATTAAATCGCTTATTAGACAATTTCTCAGGAGACATGCAGCCCGATGCAAGAGCAATGATGAGTAATGCGGCCAGTACGCTAATGATGATTATTAACTTCTTAAATGTTGGATTATGCGGAAAAAAATCATCGTATTCTGTTTCCGTGTTAATTTGTTGTTTTTTGTTTTTCATATGTTTCAAGTTTGCTACAAAAGTATGTATTTTGTGGGCATGATTGATATAGCACCACTGGTTGAATTTATCCCACAATTAGAAGAAGCATCATTGACTGGCGAAGTTGTAATTAATGTTCCAATTGAGCAGATTAATGCAGAACTGAACAGTTTTGAAGATACTATGCGCCGCATCCCAACAAAACTGGAATTCGCAGTTCAGAAGTATGGCATTGCTATGGGTATTTTGGTTTCGAAAGGTTATATTTCGTTCCCTTAAGTTCTTCTATATGGAGCCGGGTAACTTCTTTATAGTACTCGGCTTCAAATTTTTTATTGAAATCTTCTTGGGTTTCCTTCCTTTCTTTGCCAATAGTAGCCTTACTTATTGGATATACGGCCAACATCGCCAGAACGAGAATTGTTTTCTTCATTATTGTTTATTCTACCTGTTATTATTGAAAAATCCTGCCAGAACTTAGCGCGGTCTTTTAAATCGTTCTTTTCATCAAGAACAAGTTGAATGACCTTATTTTGAAGTTCATCATATTTTCGTTGCAAATTTTCTTCTTTTTCTTGTGAATTGGATAATTCTTTGTATAGATATCCGTTTGCAAGGAGTAATAGAAATATGATAGTTCTGGCAGGTCCTTTTATAGAAACAAGTTCTTTCAAATTAATCATTAAAGATTCTTTTCGTGATAAGTTAGGCTCTTATTTCTATGGGGGTGGGGAGAGGAATTTCAAAAGTAATGAATTATTGAGTATATTTGTTTCATAGGATTGTTTTTTCATGTTTTATGTTTGAATCAAAAGCCCACAGTGATGTGGGCTTTTGATATTATTGAAAAGTTTTGTGAAAGTCTATCCAGAATAATTTTCTGTCTTCTTCTGTAAGAGTTTTTAGCCAAGCTTGCAAGTTGAATATTATCATGTTATTTATTGTTATACCATTGGATGAATTGAACAATTGCATGCCATGTTGATTCTATTTTATTAGATAAAGTAATTGGATTATGGTAAGCGTCAGTATTTTTCCACATCATTGTACCTTGAATAGTACAGCTATTTGAAACTATATGTACTCCGAAATAACCATGATATTCGTCATAGATAGATTCAATCTTTTCTATAGCAGACATTAGCCAATCCCAATTAGTAGCATAGTTATTAGTTTCATTGATGTATGAGCTTTGCATAAACTCTGCTATAATCTTATTCCCTTCTTCTTTTTTCATCCTTCCAGTCCTTTTAAAATGTGAGCAATGTCTTCATCTCTGGCCTCGTTGAATTTGTCTTCATCTATTGATGCAGATTGTACCTTCATGGTATTATACGCAATGATAAGCGCATTACTGTATGCGTCAGTTAGGAGTGGTTGGATGACTTCGGAGAGTGGGGTGGAATGATATTCAATTGATCTAAGGGCTATTAATGCGCCTTTATCATACATTGATTGTTGCTCAATAGATTCAAATCTGGAAATAGTTTTTAAAATCCATTCTTCATCAATTACTACTTTCATGTTTATTTATTCAAATTGTGAAATTAATCTTGTTTGATACCAAGCAGCCTTTTTTAAATCCTCAACTCCACCTTTATGATTACTTCTCCAGTTGTACTTAAAGACGTTTCCTTTTAGATAACCTTTAAATTCTTCTGGCGTTAATGCGGATTGTATTGCGTCAATGCATTGTACTAGTCCAGATGTGTAGTGTGATGGATTGTTGACGTTGTCTTGTTTCGGCTTTGGAATAGGGGGAACTTTAGCCATTGGGAATCCTGTTTTTCTCATTGTTTAAGTTCTTTTAACTTTTGTGAGATGAATTGTTGTTTAATTTTTTCTATATCATTCCATTGAATAGTTGTTTCTGAATCTACTGATGTGTATTCCATTGTTTCAACTCCTTTCTGAAACGCATTCTCAATCAACGGCTTTACGATGTCGATTAACGGAGTGGATGACTGCATTATCCTATATGCCGTATCTGAAACGCCAATGTCATAGTCTGTTTCTGATTTTTCTGATTCCTTTATCAAGGCATCTAATAGTGACTTTTCGATAATTAGTTTCATTCTGATTGTTTTTTGTTTTTAGAATAATGAATCTTGTTTAGCAATAATGTTCTTATGGTGAATTATCTGGTCAATAGGAATCAGTTTACCAGTTCGATTGTAGTATTCATTTCTGGCTTTAGTCTTAGCCTTTTCGATACTGACTGATTCAATCGTAAACATCACACCGTTGCATTCTATTGTGTATTTTTTCATGAATCAATTTGCTTAATTGTTTCTGAAATGTATTTTTCTTTTAAATAACTAGCACCATTACTTTCAGCCATTCCGCCCTCATCCCATGCTTCCTCAATCAATGGTTTTACTTCATCACGGAAAGGGGTTGATTTGTAAAGAATCCATTCAATAATTTTTATACTATCCTTAGCTCCTTCCTGTAAAAACGGGACGCCACTTTGAAGATTTAATCTGAATCCTAAAAGTTCTCTTTCAAGTAATTCTTTATCAATTATTATTTTCATTTTACGGTAGTTTTGTGCCAGTTAATAAAATCCATATGAATATGATTAGTAGTTTCATGGGTTAATCAATTAATTTTAAAGAATCTGATACTATTTTACAAGCCTCATTAAGTCTGTGCTTTATGTCTTCATGAACTGATTCATCCTTTTTAATAACCAATACAGCAATCATATGTCGGATGTCAATAGCACGAGGATCATAAGAAACAAAATATCCTGAATCTTTATTGCAGCATAGCATATTAAACTGCATTTGATAAAAATATTCCTCCCGTTCTTTTAACATCCAGTCATTGCTATGATTACTTTTAGCTGCTTTAAGATTTGAAATGTGATTAGAACTAACGAATGGACATTTTATTTCGACTATTGAATCATGAGTTAACCCATCAGGAGAACATCCGCTAAAACTATTGAAGGGGAAGAAACTGGGATTATCTCCACCGAAATATTCAACATCAATTACAAAGTTGTTTTGAAATTCCAACATAGCATCGTATTCATGTGCCTTTCCCCATTCTAATGACTTTGAAGAAACATGTTCTTTTGCCTCTCCTGTAATTATCTCTGCAATCTTTTCATCAATGTATGTTAATGCACCAGTTCCGAATAATTCATCTCTCTTTTTCCCTGACTTCATTAGTCTCCAAATTTCAGAACTGGTGAACTTGCCAAGCCTTTCGGCTATCCATTCTTCTTGTTTACTGAGCGTTGTTTCCATTACCATAAATGTTTTTAAGATTAGCAGACGTTTGTTTCTTTGACTCAATATTCGATTCATTGTGCGAATGGATATCATAAGACTCTTCCATTGTCTGCATCCCCATTAGTATTTCAGGAGCATAAAGCCTACCGAAAAATGTTGCAGCGCGGTAGCGAAGCATTTGGTCTGGCATCGTTTGCCACTTACTACCTGACTTATTAAACCATCCTTCAGCCTTAGCCATAGCGATAGTTATCCTGCTTCCTTCTATACGTTCTCCAGTTGACAATTCAATTGCCCAAGCGACACATCCATATTGGTCGCCTTCTCCTTTTAAATCAAATCGTATAGGGCTAAACTTTTTTGATGCATTAATAGCTGCGATAATGAAAGTGCTTGACCAACTAGGTTTCCCATGAACAATATAAAGATTCTGCATTACCAATAGTGGGGAAGCGCCTACACGATTTGCAAGTTCCAAAGCGATCATGGTGTTTTGGATATTCCCTTGGTAATCCTTTGGTATAAGATTAGAGCTTGACAACATCTTGGCCACACGTTGAGCATGTTCAAATGCTGATGATGAAGAGAATACTGAGGTTTCATAAGAGTCATTGATAACTCGTAATTCTTGATGTTGTACTGTTGACGGGATGAGTTCTTGTCCGTCCTGAATTTGATTTTCCATTTTGTTTTATGCTTTTAGTATGTTTTAAATAAGTTCTGATGCGTTAATAGTTGGTAAATCTGTTTCTTCAATTCCTAGCCAGTAAGAAGGATAATCAGGGTCTGCGATAAAGAATTGTGACGGTTGAAAACATCTATACGATTCGGGGAACAATCCATTAAGGATATAGTTCAATGTGTTTATGTCAACATCATTTACAATTGCACAATCACCATTTACTATATTGTCTATTGCTTTGTTTATTGTTTTACATTTTGCCATTTCTACGTTGTTTTTTAGTTAATGATTTCGGTTGGCATAGCACACCAATTATGAAGATGAATATGAAAGCGATGGTTTCCATCATGACAATTGACATTGTAACGATCCGAATAAATTATAGTTGAAGTTTTGAATCATAACTAGATATTGCGCGGCGTCATCAAGTTTTATTGATAATGGTATTTCTTTCCAGTAGTCTTTCGGCGTCATGTAAACGTCAACCTTCTGCCCGTTTACTTCAATCGGAACATAAAGCCTGTTCGTTTCAATCAACCAGTTCTCAAAAGATTCCCGCATGATGAACCTGGAAGATTCTATACCATCTTCCTTAACACGATATATCAATTCGATTAATTGCTCATTACGAGCCATTTTAGTGATTTCAAAGAGATGACGTTTCATGTTATTGTATTTAAATAGTGAAGATTGAGATTGTAGAATCATTATCCTGAAACTTAGAGACGAAGTTCATCCATTCAACAAGTTCAGATTTTGTACTGAATAAAAACTCTTCTGATGAAGAAGGAGTTGATACGATTGCTTTGTGTTGAGTTGTCATTGTTTCGATGTTTGAGATTCAAATGTAGAATGAAGTTTCGAGATAAAAAAACTTTTTTTAGGAAAAGTTTTATGTATTTTTGAACCATGATTAATGTACGAAACTCAATATTCAAATTCAGCGTCATCGGTAGAAGATTATCAATTACCGATCCTTCTCTTTATGGATTCTTTAAAGGCGCTGTTGATTATGTAACCGAAAAAGATATTGACAACATGATAGATATTGTCAAAAAAGAGTCTGAAGAAATAATCTCATTCATGGAAGAACAAAAAAACAAACAACATGAGTATAGTTCTCAGGCCGTACCAAAATGATTTTAAAACAGAAATAGCTAAGGCTATAATGATTCATAAGAAGGTCATTGCATGTTCTGCTACTGGGTCTGGAAAGTCTAAGATTATGATAACAATAGCCATGTCAGCACTTGCGAAAGGGAGAACAGTACTTATAATTACAGAATCGACTAAGATATTCAGTCAACTGGCAGAAGAAACACCTGATTGTGTAGAGATTGATGCCGGATCAAAACTAGAATGGATTGAGCCAAATAAAATACATATAGCAATGGCTCAGACATTATCAAGAAGAGAGGAATTATGTAGACAGTTATATGATTTTGGGAATGGTGTCATTATTATAAATGATGAAGCCCACATAGGCACAGCTACAAAATTATTGCAACAGTTCCCAGAAGCATTGTTGATAGGCTTTACTGCTACTCCTGACGCTCGTTTTTCTAAGCATTTGCCAGTTCTATACAATGATTGTATAGTTGGTCCACAGCCTGATGAATTGGTTCAAAATGGATTCCTGTCTCCATACTTTCATTTTATGAGAGTTGGATTGAATGAGAAAGATTTGCAGTTAAAAGGTGGGGAATTCACGGAAGAAAGTCAACGTTTCGCCTTTGAGAAAACTGAAATATTCAAAGGATTGATTGATGACCTTAACAAATTCTCATACAAAAAATGCATAATTTTCACTTCCTCCATTAAGCATTGTAAGGATTTGATGGAGATATTAACTGGTGCTTATTTTAACTGCATCGACATCCATTCAGAGAATAGTGATTCAGAAAACGCGATTAATATGGACAGATACAGGAACGGAGATATAAATATTTGCGTTTCTGTTGGAGTGCTTACGAAGGGGTTTGATTTTCCAGAAATTGACTTAGTTATTCTGCAACGTGCTACAACATCATTACCATTGTATTTGCAGATGATAGGACGTGGAAGTAGGATTGCAGATGGAAAGACTAAGTTCACTGTTCTGGACTATGGCCTAAACGGAAAGCGTCTTGGGTTATGGGACCAACACCGTGACTGGGAGACAATGTGGAAGCAAACAAAAAAAGACAAACAAGGTATTGCTCCAGTTAAAGAATGCCCCCAGTGCTGGTATCTGATGGCTGCTACAATAACAACATGCCCTAACTGCGGATATGTTTTCCAGAAACAGATAGATGAGCAGAAAGAGAAGGAGACACAGTTAATTGAACTCACCAGTTTGTACAATGGGTTCCGTGGAAAGAAGATTGGAGACCTATCCCCGAAAGAATTAGCAGCCTATGCAAAGATGAAAGGAGCTCTGAGGCATTGCATAAGAGTAGCCAGAGCAAAAGATGCAGCAGATGGGATATTCCTAGATTATTTCGCAAAAGAGATGGGCTATAAGCCGACCTTTGCCGACCAGCAGCGCAAACTCATCACATCTGAAGCAATCGAATTCGCAAACATAACAATCCGATAAAAACATAAAACACATGAACATGACACAAACTTGGAAAAGTATTGAGGACTTGTTGTCTCAAGGAATTTCCCTAATCCCAGTAAGAGATAAGCCAGACGGCAATCGACCAGCAAAAACTCCATTCGGTTCTTGGAAAGAATATCAATCAAGAATCATCACCAAACAGGAGTTGTTCTATCAAATGGACGAAAAATTCAAGACTGAAGCAGTTGCCATAGTATGTGGTAAGGTTTCAGGTAATCTTGAACTGATTGACATTGATGTAAAACAATGGATTGGCATTGATGCCAGATTGTTCAATTCTATCCGTGAATGCTACCCTGATTTATGGAGCAAATTGAGAATTCACAAAACTCCATCAGGGGGTTATCATATTCTGTATAAGGTTTCATCAGGGGAAATACCAGGGAATAAAAAACTAGCTTATAAAGAAGACTGCAAAGAATCTGGTATCGAAACGCGGGGGGAAGGCGGATACGCTCTTTGTCCTCCTTCAATGGGGTATTCTCTGCATCTTAACGGAGAACTACCTATTCCCTGCATTACATGGGAGGAGCGTTGCAGCCTGATAAATCTTTGCATATCATTCAATGAAAAAGTTCAAAAAGCTAAATCAATTTACAATGAAGCAAAACACGATAGTTACTATTCAGAAAATCCTTTTGAGGATTTTAACGGTTCGTCACAAGCTGAAGATGTTCTTACGCAAAATGGTTGGTCGATAGAAGCAAAGAATCCAGAATTCATTCACTATTGTAGACCTGGTAAACAAACTGGGACATCTGCAACATTTAACCGTAAGAATCGTTTATTCTATTTCTTCACTACATCAACTGACTTCGAGGCCAACCGTTGCTATAATCCTGCTACGGTTCTGGCAATGGTTCAATTTGGCAACGATAAGAAGAAAACTCATCAGTGGTTAGTTGACCATGGGTTCGGTAAAATAAATCCTGAAAGAGAGAGACAGATAATTGGCAAAGCTGCATTGTCAAATAAGCCACTTCCGGCCAACGCATCTGAAGAGGCAAAACAACAATATCAACAAGCAGTTGAGGAAGTTAATGAACGATACCCATATGGGATATTCTGGAGAGAAGATGAAAATGGATCGATAACCATAAGTAGGCAAAAATTATATATTGTTGCAGGATGCATGGGATATAGAACGGATGGAGATATTTATCTTATTGATGGATATAAGCTACGTTCGATAAGCTACCGTGAATTCTGGGATACGATGAAGGACTATATCAAAGAAGAGGACGAAGAGACTTACGACAAAATTTGTGATGCATTTGAAGCATTTATTCAGAATTCAGGAGCATTCACTGTTGATAGACTGCCATTGCTGAACACGGCAGATGTACTGGTATCAACAAAGCATAGGTCATATAAATTCTATAACAATTGCTATTTATCAATCGATAAAGATGGTATCACAAAGAATGAATATGAAAATCTAGGAGATAGTTGGCTTATTTATGAGAAATCAATAATAAAACGAGATTATGTAGAATATAGTGATGGGCTTTACGCTGACTATCTTAATAAGGCAATAGGTATAAATGACAGATTGAAACAAATAATCGGTTATCTGGCGCATGACTATAAAGATGAGGCGATGGGGTATATCATTGTCCTTTGTGAATCTGCTCCTGATCCAAAACTAGGTGGCGGTAGTGGTAAGAATATCTTTACATCACTCATCGGCAAGATTACTAGCTACATCAACATTCCTGGTTCTCAGATTCAGTTCAATGAGAAGTTCCTGCAATCTTGGAATTATCAGAGGGTAATGTCTATTAGTGACGTTGATAAGAAATTTAACTTCTCATTCTTAAAAGAGCTTTCAACAGGTTCAGGGATACTTAAAAAGCTATTCAAAGACGAAAAGACTATCGATGCTACCATGATGCCTAAATTCGTAGTATCAACCAACTTCAGCTTTGACGTTTCAGATGGTGGTTTGCGTAGGCGCATTATCCCAATAGAATTCACTGATTTCTTTACTAAGGCTGGCGGTGTTGATGTCCACTATAACAAGATGTTCCCTAGCGATTGGAATGAGGAGGAATGGTACTCTTTTGATACATTCATGATGAACTGCATCTGGGAGTATCATAAAATTGGCGGAAAGTTGTTCTCAGTAGGGTTAACCGATGGTGGACGGCAGAAGCAATTTGATTTATCACATGGACAGCTTACCAGAGAATTCATTGAATGCAATATTGAATCGTGGATTATTTCAGGAACAGTTACAATAAACAATTTCAATAAGCAATACGATCAATTCTGTTTAGATAATAACATCAGCAATAAGTTCAAACTAAGTTCTATCGGAATGAACAAGGCGCTGGATGAATATTGCCAATGGAAAGAGATAGAATTTATAAAAAGTGAGGACCATAGAGTAAACAGTGTCATTCAGAAGTGTAAGAAGTTTGTAAAGAAGATATTTATTGAAGGGGGCATTTAGCCCTCTTTTTTTGTAAATTATACACATTTTGGGTATATTTGTAGTTCAAGTTCGAATATGAAATACTCAAAAGAAGAAATTCAAACGGCAGTAAGTTCCTCATTTACAATAACACAAGCTCTAAATAATTTAGGTCTTAGGTTTGCAGGAGCAAATAATAGACAATTTAAAAAATGGGTTGAATATTATTCAATAGATATTAGCCATTTTGATCCCAAAAAAGTAATAGCAGAAAAACTTAAAAAAACAATTTCAGAAAGAACATTATCATTAGATTCAATATTAACTGAAAATAGTTCTTATGGGAGAGGGCATTTAAAAAATAGATTATTTAATTCTGGTTTAAAAGAAAAAAAATGTGAATGTTGTGGTAATGGAGAGGAATGGATGGGTAAGAAAATGTTTTTAATAATTGATCACATTAATGGAATATGGAATGATAATAGAATTGAAAATTTGAGGATATTATGCCCAAATTGTAACGCAACTCTAGATACTCATGGAGGGAAGAATGCAAAAAAAGAAAAAATAACGTATTATTGCACCTGTGGGGAAAAGAAAAATAAATATTCTATTGGGTGTATTAAGTGTAGCAGAGAAAGCAGAAGAGTATTAAAAGATAGGCCAAATAAAGAACAATTATATATAGATGTATATAATTTAGGATATTTAGCTACTGGTAGAAAATATGGAGTATCTGATAATGCAATAAGAAAGTGGATGAAGAAATAGTATTAAATACTCCTATAGTGTAGCGATAACACGTTTCATTTTGGTTGAAAAGTCCCTTGTTTGAATCGAGGTAGGAGTACAAATAATATTAAAAAACATGACAACAGAACAATTCTTATCAGGTAATTATACTAATGAGAAA